GTCCGCGACTTGCGGAGCCTCCGGTTCTGCGTCTGGCCGCGGAGCGTCGCCCGTAGCCGCGGCCACGCCGCCCTCGACGCCTTGCCCGTCGATGCCGCTGCCCGGCTGCTGCTGGGCCAGCACGTCTTCGACCGACGGCGGCGCGCCGAGCGTTCCCATGTTGAGCGGGCGGTAGCGAACGTCGCCGCCTTCCACGGGGTCCATGTTTTCAAGCTCGCGGATGTCGTCGGTCGAAAGCACGCCGATGTCCCACATGGCCCGGTAGTACGACGACCGGCTCGCAGAGTCGCCGCGGAGCAGACCACGCACGTCGAACTCAATCAGATAGCGGTCGTCCTCGGCGATGAGGTCACGCATAAACGCGGACTCAAAACGCCGCAGCCACGGCAGAATCGTGTGCGTGACGAATTCGATTTCGGCCTGCGGCCCCGCGGTGCCGATGCCAAGCAGCCAGCCCGGCACGCGAAACAGCCGGGCGATTTCTTCCAACTGGTACCGCCGCAACTCAAGGAACTGGGCGTCGGTGTTGCTGCTCTGCGGAATCTCAAACGGCCGCAAGCCGTTGGTGAGGACGGCGGTGTTGTGGGAATTGCCCACGCCCGCGTGGCGGCGGTCCCATTGCGACCGCAACGCTTCGCGGGCTTCGGCGTTGAGTTGCCCGTCCGTCGAAAGCACAAAGCCAGGGCGAGCCCCCGCCGCGAAGAAACGAGCCCCGTGCAGTTCGCACGCTCTGGCGAGGGCGATGGCGTCTTTGCACTCCTCCACGATCTTGATGCCGTTCACGCCATCATCGGACGGGCCGCGGACTTGGAGGATTTGCTCGTTGGCGTAGGTCGTTTCGTTGCCGCGATCCTCGCGGTACTTGTACCGCAGGTTGCCGTTTTCGATCCGCTCGACCTTCATGCGGCTCGGGTGCAGCGGTACGATCTGCCCGGCACGCAGTTCGGAGAACGCGTCGCCCCACAGGCCGACGTGAAACACCGCCTGCTCCCGCCACTCGAAAGACGTCTGCCACCCGTTCGGCTGCGCGTGCAGTTGGCGGTAGAGCGGCAACTCGCGGGCGAGCCGCTTGCCGCCGCCGGGCGTCCGCTCCAAGACGTGCAGCGGCAGGCTCGCCACCGTTTCGGCCACCACCCGCAGGCAGGCGAACACGGCGGCAACGGTTTGGGCGTTGCTGGAATCAATCCGCACGCCCGCGTTGGATCGGCTTGACGCGTCGCCGTCCCACATGCGTTCTTCGCCGGGGAGCCAGAGGATGCGGTTGTCTGTCTTGGAAATCATATGAAGAAGATTTCGGGGGTCGCGTCGGGCTTTTGCTCGCTGCCGATCCACGCTCCGATGGCTTGGCACAACGCCACCACGCCGTCGATTCGCTCAGTGGACTTGGCCTTGCTCGGGTAAATGTTGCCGTAGCGGTCTTCGTGGACGGCCACGTTGCCAGCACACCACGTCAGCACCGGATGCCCGGCGTGACGGATTTTGGCATTGGTGATCAAATTCTCCAGCGACTTGGCGGGGGCCGACATGGCCCGCCCGCCCTGCGGGAATCCTCTCACTTCCACCCCGTCCCCTTGCAGCATATTGGCGAGCATCTGCCCGTTGAACTTCAAATCGACCGCCAACTGCCGCACGTTGTATTGGCTGCAAATCTCCGCGATGTCCCGGTGCAGCACCGTGTAGTCGGTCACGTTGCCGTCCGTCGTGCGGAGGTGGCCGTCGCGTATCCAATCCAGATACGAAACCTTGTCCCGCTGGCTCCGCTCGACCGCGTTGGATTCGGGAATCCAGAAGAACGGCAGCACGTCGATGCTCCCGTCCTCGGGATCGGGGCAGACGAGGACGAGGGCCGAAAGGTCGTAGGTCGTCGCAAGGTCGAGGCCCGCGTACACGGGCCGGTCGCCAAAGTCGCGGAGCGGCACCGAACCTTGCTGCCACGTTTCCGGTGACAGCCAGCGAACGTCGGAGGAGGTCCACGTATTGAGCCGGTAGCGAAGAAACGAATTGAGTTTCGTGGGCGACTGCTCGGCTTCCTTCGCGTCGAGGGCGAAGTCGCCCGGCTTGATCGTCACGCCCCACGACGGATTGGCCTGGGGCCACACGTCGGGGTCTTTCCAATCGGCCCCTTCCTCCATCTCGTAGATGCAGGAGAAGAACGTGGGGTCGTGCTTCCAATTCGCCGCGACCGCCTTGGCGTATTGGTACTGCTCGTAGCAGATGCCCTTGCGGTCGTAGCCTGCCGTCGTGATGGAGCAGAGCAGGGGTTGCTCGCGGGCCGCACCGCCGTAGCGGAGAGCGTCCCAGAGGCGACGATCTTTTTGAGCGTGCAGCTCATCGAACAACAGCCCGTGAATATTCAAGCCTTCCGCACGGAACGCGTCGGCAGACAGCACGCGATAGAACGACGCCTCTTTGCGGTACGCAATCGTGCGGCGGGAGTCGATGACTTCCAGCACGCGGGAAAGTTGCGGCGACGCCCGCACCATGCTCGCGGCCTCGCGGTAGACCACCGAGGCTTGTTCACGATCCGCAGCCGCCCCGTACACTTCGGCTCCGTTCTCGCCGTCCATGACGAGCAGATAGAGGCCGATGCCCGCAAGCAGCGTGGACTTGCCAGACTTCTTGGCCGTCGAGATATACGCCACGCGGAAGCGGCGGGTGTCGTCGGCAAGCCGCTTCCAGCCGAACAACTCGCCCAGCATCACCGTCTGCCACTCAAGCAGCGTAAACGGCTGGCCCGCGTGCTTGCCCTTGGAGTGCCGCAGCCACTCCTCGAAGAATCCGATGGCGTGCTTCGCGGCTTCGGGGTCGAAGTAGTAATCAAGCCCCTGACGGACGGCGTCGCTTCGCAGCGTAGGCGGCAACCGGGTCTGTATCTGCGTTTCCATTCGTCGTCGATACCTGTGACCGGCTGCTTGGCGTCATGCCGAACTCTTGCTCAATCCGCAGCATCGCGGCGTGATGGCGGTGCATCTGCGTGGCCCACGGGGCGACTTGCGTGTATTTGATTCGCAGCCTGCCGTCGGTGCTGTTCGGGTCTGGCTCCCAGTGCGTGTATTGCTCACCTGCGACCTTCACCTTCTCATAGCAGTCAAAATACAAGACCGTCTCGATGCAGTACCGCGTCAGCGTCGGCACGTCGGCCTCGGTCAGCACCCGCATCCGCGCGAGCGTCTGTACCGCCTCTTTCCAGACCTCGACGCTCTTGCCGTCGAGCGTCTTCGGCGGCGGGAAGTCCTGCGGCATGAGGGCAGGCGTCGGCTCGTCGGACGGCAGCGACTCCTTCGACGGGTTGCCGCGAATATATTTGAGGATCGACGGTTCGGGGGCGGGGCCACGTTTGCCCATCAGATGAACTCCATCAGTTCGGCACGGGAGGCTGCTTCTTCTTTCATGCAACCTAGCACACAACTCGTAATCATTTCAGCGTCTGGCTGGCGAACACCGCGACACCCCATGCACGAATGGTGAGCCTTCACCACGACGCCCACGCCTCGCGGCTGGAGATGTTCCATCAACGCTTGAGCAATCTGATTCGTCATTCGCTCCTGCACTTGCGGGCGTTTGGCGAACACTTCGACGAGCCGCGGAATCTTCGATAGGCCGATGACGCGGCCGTCTGGCACATAGCCGACTGCGGCGGTGCCGGTGAACGGGAGCAAGTGGTGTTCGCACATACTTGAAAACCGGATGCCCCGCACGACTACCATCTGGTCGCTCGTCTCGTTGAAGACGGTGCCAAGCACGCTTCGCGGTTCGACGTGCAGGCCGGAGGTCATTTCGCGGAACGCTTTGACGACTCGCTTCGGTGTGTCCAGCAGCCCTTCGCGGCTCGGGTTCTCGCCGATCCACTCAAGCAGCCGCACGACAGCGTCCTCGGGGCCGCGTTCCTGCTCCCACGGAAACTGAACCCAGCCGCTCACCTCGTCCGCGTTTGGGGCGATGTTGGCGGGCGTGTGCGGCTTGCGGAGCAGCGTGTCAACGCGGTATCCCTCGGCCACGAACGGAGCGAGCGTAGCCCCGCTGTCCGCAAGGTCGTCCACGATGAGGAGCGTGTCGCGGTCGTAGTTTGCCAGCACGTCGAGCGTGATCGCACCCTCTGCCGGAGCGATCAGCGGGAGGCCCGTGTAGGCCGCAACCGGGATGCCGCCACGCGGCACGCCGTAGACGGCGACCGCCTGCGGATTCCTCGCCACGATTGCTTCGGCCCCTCGGGCCACGTCGTGCCACGTTAGCGAACGAGCCACGCCTTGTGCTGCTGCATCGACAGTCGCCACTCTGGATTCTCCTTGATGAGATGCAGGCACCATTCGACCGCCCGCTTGTCGAGCGTCCAACCATCGAAGGCCGGACTGATGAGTTGATGAGTCGCCTTGCACGTTGGCTTTGGCACCGCCTGCCCGTGCCCCCGCACGTACTTCACTTCGTCGGCGGTGAGTTGCCGCACCGCGTGTTCGGCGACTTTCGGGCTGACCGTGATCCAGTCAAGGCCGAGGCCGCTCACGTCCTTGCTGCCGTTTGTTTCGATGGCACAGAGGAACCCCGCGGTGTGCAGGGCATCGACCAGTTCGCGGTCGGCTTGCAACGCAGGCTCGCCGCCGCTGAACACGACCCACGCCTTGTGGCCCGCGTCGTACCACTCCTGCGTCTTGCCGACCAAGGCTCGGGCCTCGTCTACGATCTCGGCGGCGCAGAGTTTTCTGCCCGACACGAACTCGGTGTCGCAGTCGAAACCGCCCGGCGAGTCGTCTGCAGCCTCCATGCGGCAGCGGAGGTTGCAGCCGGTGAAGCGGACGAACACGCTCATCTGCCCCGCCCGCATCCCTTCGCCTTGCGGCGACCAGAAAATCTCATTGATCGTGTATTGCTTCATGGCTTCACCGTGACGATAGAGGTGTCGGTCTCTTGCAGGGCCAGCTCGACGACGTTCAGGCCCGTGGCTCGCAGTTCGGAGAGGATATGCTCGGCCATGTTCTCGGCCGACGTGGGGAACGGGACTTCGTACACGCGGCAGCACGCGCCGCTGGACAGCAGCGTGTCGCGGGCGGGGTCGCTGGTGTGCAGAAGCAGCGAGTGGTCGAGCCGGTCGAGCAGCGGCTTGACTCGTTTTTCGATGTCGTCAAACAGCATCGTGATGCTGCCGTTGCGAGGTTCTTCGATTGTCACCGCGACGCCATAGCGGTGGCCGTGGATCGACGCACACTTGCCGCCGATCTCCTCGTTGCGGTGGGCGGCGTAAAACTTGAAATGCTTGGTGATTGTCATGCGGCCCTTCTCGTCATCCAAAGAAACACGGCAACCCATGCGACGCCGCCCGCTACCTTCAACGCGACCTGCGTAGAGGCGAGCGATGCCGAAACCGTACCAAACGCCACAAGCGGGAACGCGATGCTGTCGGCTACGGAGGACGCAAGGTTGCTTGCGTTCATGCGGACGTGCCGCGGGGATGATGCGAGGGCCGCGTAGGTCACTGCATCGGTCGCCCCCGCGATGCAAAACGAAACAGCCGACGCAACGCAAACCGCAGGCGATCCGTTGCAGCAAGCCCACGCGAGCAGCGACCCGGTGCAGACGAGCGCGGCCATGCGGACGGCAAGCCAGTTGCCGTGCCAGCGGTCGTGCAGCACGTCGCGGGCCGTGAGGTCAAACGGGATGAGCAGGGCGGCGGTGTACGGCAAGGCAGCGTACCCGAACAATGTCACGGCGACGTTCGCTCCGCAGGCGGCGGCGAGGTAGAGGACTACGGCAAGCACACGGTCGCTCCGTTCTCGCCGTCCTCGGATACCTCGACGCGGCTGGCTCCGACCGCCTCGCCGATGCGTGCGGCCCACGTTTCGCACGACCACTCCTCGGAATCCGACTCCAGCCGTAGCCGTTCGACTGCCCGCTGGGCCTTGCGTTGTTCGATGAAGAACTCGCGGTCGCGGTCCGCGTGCAGCACCCACCACTCCACGCGGACGTGGAACAGATGGCGGTGCCTGTCGCGGAGGAACGCTACCTCGTCGGGGGCATCCTTCCAGCGGTGGAAGGCTTCAAACTGGAAGCGGATCCAAATAGAGCTTGTCGGCATGGCGGTCGATTGCTGCGTTGAGGTTTTCGCCGCCGCCGGGCATGACGGTGGCAATAAAAATCCGTGTTTTGAACCTGCGTTGAACGTCGATGGCGTAACGAACCCAACTGTCGGCTGTCGCCGCCATCGTGAGGAAGCGGCTGGGCTCGTACCCTTGCCGCTTTGCGTTTCGCCAGCACAAGGGATCGTCGAGGTCTTTTGAGGAAAACCCAAGCGACGCAAGTATCCTCATTGCCTCGGGGTTGCTTTGAAAACGCCGACGCTCCTCGTACTTTGCGTCAATCCATCGGCCTCGGCCGAGGTAGATGCGAGCAGAGCCATACATATGAGCCGACGCCCATGAAGCGGAGTCGCAACTGTACGGCTTGAAAGCGGCGATCATCGGTTCGCGGACATACCCCAGCCAATGAACGTCGCGGCCCGCCGCCCATTTCATCTTCGCGGCGACGTACTCCTTCGGCGCACCGCCCTTGTGCGGGCGTCTGAGTCCCGCGAGGGCGACGTAGTCACTGTATTCAAACAACTCGTCCATGCGTCGCTGATCGTCGCCGAGAACATGAACTGGAACTGGCTTGTATCCGGCCCGCAGCATTTCCTTGAGGTTCGCGTCCGTTGCTTTTGGGTCGCCCACCACGTCGAGGGCGAGGTAGCGAAAAATCTTGCTTCCCCATTCGTCAAGGAAACGGCAATAGTCGTCAAGCAAGATCGTTTCGCCTGCGTTCTTGGCGGTGAACGCGCCGCTGTCGAGCAGGAGGTCTACGTGCGGGTGATCAGCAAACGAAAGAAAGCCCTCGATGTTGCTCCTCGCGTAGGCGTATGAGACTAGCACCGGGAACTTCATGTCGCTGCCTCGCCGAAGGCTAACCTGCGATCATGCACTTCGATGGATGCGAGTAAGTGAGATACATCTCGCTGCTGGAGGCTGCAAGCGAGGAAAATCTTTGTGCCGAATCGCTCCATCACGTCAATGACATATCGAACCCAACTATCAACAGCAACTGCAAACGGCACGCAGTCCTGAGAAGCCTTCCACACGCTCTCGTCAAGAAGCTGGCGAATGCTATATCCGGTTTTGCTCACGATCCCTGCTGCCCGCCTATCGCTGATGAAGTCGCGAACCGTTTTTCGTGTATAGGTTCTCCATCGCCCACGTCCGAAGTAGACCGACATGAGTCCGTAGAGCGTTGCATTGAGCCACGTCGCGGAGTCGCAACTATACGGACGGAAGGCGGCAATCATTGGTTCGCGGACATAGCCCAGCCAGTGAACGTCGCGACCTGCGGCCCACTTCATTTTTGCCGCGACGTATTCCTTTGGCGGCGGGCCTTTCTTCGGTCGCCGCAGACCAGCGAGGGCGACGTAGTCGCTCATCTCAAACAGTTCATCCATGCGGCGTTGATCGTCGCCGAGAACGTGAACCGGCACCGGCTTGTACCCGAACCGAAGCATCTCAGCGAGGTTGGCGTTGGTGGCGACGGGATCGCCCACCACGTCGAGGGCGAGGTAGCGGCCGATCTTTGACTTCCATGAATCAAGGAAGCGGCAATAGTCCTCAAGCCTAATCGGCTCGCCCGTGTTCTTTGCGGTGAACGCGCCGCTGTCGAGCAAGAGTTCGATGCGAGGGTTGTTCGCAAGCAATGCAAACTCGTCCGCGTTCTTCCTCGCGTACGCATACGACACCAGCACGGGGAACTTCACTAGAACACCTCGCACTTGAAGCCGAACGCCGCGACGGCAGCATCAACCGCCGCTACCACTTCATCGCGTTGGCCCACCGGCACGTCGTTGAGGCGAACGCTGACCGTCTCGTTGTCGGGGTCGTACTCGCCGATCTCGTCAACGTCCTGCACTCCCTTGCCGTCCCATTGCTCGGTGTAGAGGCCCGCCTGGGCGGCGGTGTCGGCCAGCATCTGCTGCAGCGATTCGTTCCCGGTCTGCACCGTGCGGAGCAAGGCGTCGAGTTGCATCGCGTCGCTGTTCGCCATCGCCGCGAGCGGGTCGAGTGTCGCGAGCAGTTTGTCGGCCTCGGCCTCATTCACGTCGAGGACAAGCACCGGCACGTCGCCGTCGCCAAGCGTCTCGGCGCGCAGGTGCCCGTCGATCAGCATGAGCGAGCCGTCGGGCAACTCGCGGGCGAGGCAGGCGTCGGCCAGCCCAACCTCGGCCAAGACGCCGCGGAGCGCGTCCTGCTGAGCCTTGGGGTGGGTTCGCCAGTTCTTCGGGTTGGGCTTGAGGTCGCTGGCAGGCACCATACGGAGCGATTTGACGCGGTTTCGGATGTTCATGTGGCCAAACTATTGGTGGAGGAAACGGGCCGGAGAACGCAGATTTGGAGGTCGTAGAGGGGGGGGGCCGAAAACCCCCGCTCACGCCTGCATGGG